GATCATTTTGATGCAATGTGTGCAAAGTATGTAATTTTCTAGGCAATGGGAGCGTGTCAGAATCGTTTCCAGTTACAGTAAATTTGTCATCAAATAAAAAGAATTTTTGGCCAGTATAATATTCAATCATTTTTCTTGCATATTTTTCTGCCATACGAATTTCATGATATGTTTTATGATTTGGGTCATTTGAATCTGACCCCAAATCTAAATCTTCTATGGCCTCTTGTATTGATACATATGGAGTCACTACATCTAAATATGTAGTATGATAGTGTGCTTCTGATTCATAGTTAAAATTCCATTCTAACTTTAACTTTTTTTCTCTATTAACAAAGGTGAGTGGCAGATAAACCTTATATACTCCAACATCTGTTTCTTCAGCTTCTGCAGTGTATACAGCTATAACTGTATTTGGATTTATTGGTGGATTAACCATTGGATCGTTTGTTATGTAATAAACTTTGACACTAACATCTGAATCTGGCACAACAGGAACACCTTTATTAAAAAGTTTTGTTGTTACTGCTGTATCTGAATTTTTATATATTTCTGCCATTTAGCAGGTTTAGTTGTAATACTCCTGTACCTCTTTTGGAGTTGCTAATCTAAACCCTTCCTCCTTATCAAAAATTTGTTGCGCTTTTTCAGGCTTCATAGCCACAAAAGGATGTTCTTTTGTAAACGTATGTCCTGCAATATCATATCTATAATTTGCTCTAGTCATTCTAACCAAAACCATGTCCTCATTTAATTCTTGATTAGGATCAAATTTAGGTAAAACTTCTGGTGCCTCTTCTTTTGAATCTTCTATATTTTTAAGTGTATTTTGATAGACTGACCAAGTTACGCCTTCTTCTGCCAATGCGGCAACAATGTCTGCTTTGTTTTTTAGTCCATCTGTATCTACGGCAAAGTCTTCAGCAATTTGCTTTAAATCTTTTACCTTAAGTGTGTCAAATGACATATTTACTCCTTTGGTATGTAAATAAATTATAGCATTAGTGGGTTAAAAGGAAAAGCCCCCAAAAATTAATTTGAGGGCTTTTCAGCAGTTTTAATCCTATTTATTAATTAGGAAGCAACTTTAACGTTCTTAACAACGACCCACGCATCTGCCTGCTCAATTTGGCATCCAACACGAGTATACATTGTATATTCGATGGAGTCCTTTTTTGGCCAGAAGAAGCGATAAACTGTTACATCACGCTTGATACCAATAACGACGTTATTTGGGAATGTCAAGTGGATATCGCCAAGATCATTGTCAGCACCCTGAGTTTCCTTCAATAAAGGAACTTCAACAATTGGAATACCAAATGCAAATGGCGCTGTGAATCCAGCTGGACCACCTAATCCTGCAGTATCTCCACGGATAATGCTTGCAGCAATATCTTGTGGGTTAACATTCTGGATATTTTGTGATGTTGAATACAAATAATCCTGAATTAGATTTGATCCTGATAAGAAGCGAAGATCTGGTCTGCGCTGCTTATACTTACGTGGCATAGCCTTAAGTGCATTATTGAATACAGCACGTGAGACTGCGTCTCCGTCTGCATCTACAACGTGACCGTTGGCCTTAGCAAGCTTCACAATACCATCGAAGGCCTTGTAAAGATTGTCTGATGAAAGCGAAGTATCTCCATTAAGGACTACGTCCTCAAGGTCGTTACCTGCCTGTGTTGCCATAAGTCTTGCAATATGGTCTTCGAGATCGGCACCTTCAATATTATCTTCTAGAGATTCTGTTGAAAGCTCCCAATCCAAACGAAGCTTCTTTGTTGTAAGAGAGATCTTTGAGAACTGTACAGCAGAATTGCTGCCTGTGTTCTCGGCCTCAGCGGCAAGCTTCATAAGCTTCTCGCCAACACCAATACGATCTATCTCAGTAGTATCAGCTCGCATGCGAACTGTACGTGCTAATTTTCCGACTACTGTTGCATCGAACATGTAATCAAGGAATCTTGCAGACTGCTCAGGATTGAGCAATCCACCCTTACCCTCGGAACCGACGTGGATTCCAGTGGTGGGGTCTGCTGCTCCAGTCATACCCTCTGTTACGAGAGCGCCTGCTGCAGCTGCTTTAGCTAATAGTTCATTACTCATTAGTTATTTTCACCTACCCTTATTTAATCAATTCACTAACGGAACCGAGGAAAGTGCCGTTCCATTTTGATTTCTTTATTGTTACTTCCTGAGACCCGCCAAGGTCTGAGGACTTCTTAATTGCAGTCTCTGATTCGACTGCGTCTACTCTCTTCTCAACACCGTCAATGGTGTTTTTGATTGCATTTACTGCATCTGAGAGAGCTGTATGTTTTTCTGCTAATTCTGAAATTCTAGCATCTACGCTCTTGCTAAATGTTTCAACTGTCTCTTTGATAGTTGTAACTTGAGCTGCGTTTGCCTCAGAGGCTTTTTCCAAAGTCTCTGAGAAGAAACCTTTAAGGTCGCCTAGCATCTTTGCAAAATCAGGCTCATTAACCTCAGCTTCTGATACGTCGGCTGCTTTTTCCAGAACTTCGGCAGAAGTGTCTTCTGTTGTGTTTTCTTCTGTGGCAACATCTGACTCTTCAGATTTATTTAAATCTGCAGCTGGTGCAGCAGCAACTGGTGCGGCTGGTGCAGCTGGTGTAGCAGGTTGTACTGGAGCTTCTGCTTTTGGAGCTGGAGCTTCAGTTTTCTTGCCAACATTAAGTTTCTCTACGTCTTCTACGTTATTTACGTTTTCTACGTTTTCCACTTCATTACCTCCTTCTGCGATTGCCTGTTTTGCAATTTTTGTATCAGGCAACGTTTGCAATCTTGATTTATACGAATCAAGAATTTTATCTATTTCTTTTGACTTGTTAGTGTCATTTGATTCCACCCATCCAATAAGTTCTGTTTTCTTACCTGTGACTGGTGAAATATACTCAGACTCTGTTGACATAAATACAGAATCACTTTCTGCACAATAGAAAATGTTTTCCATTTTCACATCTGCAGCAATGCCCTTGAAAATCATTTGACCATTGACTTTTTCAATAGACAATATGTTGCAGAGTTCATTTGCTGGAGAATCAACTATTGACAATTCAACAAGTGAGTAATCTTTAATAAATCGAACACTTTG